GCGGCTCATGTGGATGGAGGGGGTAAATTATGGCAACAACAATAGGTAGTGGTGGAGTACAATATCCTACATCAGCAAGTAATCCTGGCAGTCCAGTGGCCGGTCAAGTATATTGGAATACTACACAAAAAGAATTACGTCAATATGACGGAGAGCAGTGGCAACAGGTTGGTATCGGTGACGGCGGATTTAAGTATAGAACAGTAATCACAGCCAGTTATGTTATGTGTGGATATAAAAGTGGTACACCTTACAATAACGCAAATAGAATGGTACATAGCACAGATGTAATGACTAACTTGGGTAACACTATGGCGTATGCTACAAGTTATAGCGGTGGTGCACCTAGTAGAACAAAGAGTTGGGTATTCGGTGCCAATGGTGCACATACTACCGCAAATGCAAATGTTATTTCATTAAATCATTCTACTGATACAGGCAATACATATAATAGTGCTAATAATATGAACACTAGCAGAAACGATGCTGGATATGCATTCAAAGAAACAGAATATTGTCACATAACTAGTAACACTACTAGTACAAAATTTAACTTTACTACTGAAACAGCCGCAGCAGGCTTAACAGGAATCATTGCTAATGGTACAGTTGATGGTGTACAAGCATTATGTGATCAAAACAAAGCTCATTTGTATGGAAATAGTACTGGACAACAGTTATTATTTGCTACAGATACAGTTGGCGCAGATAGACTAGAAGGTTCTGCTTGGGTTGGCGCAAATAACCAACAAAAACCAATTAACAGTAAAGATCGTAAAGGTTATATTGGAAATGAAGGCACATATAATGGTGGATATAACTATCGTGTATACGATTTAAATACAAATACATTGGCTCGCACAGTAACAAGACCACTACAAAATAGTGGTGAAGAAAACTTTGACATGGGGCAAGAACACCAGTATTGTATGGGAATGTACGATGGTGCACAAAATAACAGAGGACATAAGTTCTTTTATACAACAGATACCGGATATGAACTAGGAGCAGGATCAGTTAGAACTGGTATACCTGGTGGGTCTAGTGGCATTTGCGGTTGGAAAGGCTAAGATATAAAAATGAATGAAATCGTATTAACAGAAAAACAGAATGAAATGATTCGTAAATCTCAATTAAACGATTGGAGTATACCTGAGTTTAAGCTCAAAAACTTTGTGGCTAGAAGTCACATTCATCCTATGCATCAACTGCGTCAGTTAATGCTAGAGTTGAATACAAAAACGGAAATGATCGAAAACTGGGAGTTTGATACAGAACAGTTTGAGCTTGAAATCGATTTAGAAAAAGAAAAAGCAGAACTTACTCCTTACGAAGCACAAAAAAAATTACATATGCTGGAAGTTAAACGTATTACTACAAAGCTGGCAGTAGTAACAGAAAAGCTGCGTACTATTCTTGTTGAACGTGAGAAAGTTTTAAAGTTGATAGATGAAATTGATAACAGTCCGCAAGGTCTTACAAAAGACGGACGTAGATATTTGGATATCATGAACGACCCAGAACAAAACGAAGAAATTGAAAGCGACTATTGGGAATATAGACTTGCAAAACAAGCTGCAATGGATATGATTGCTTATGGGCGAATAGGTGTAGGCAACATGGAAGCAATTATGCAATTAGATGCTGACTCACAAAATAAAACAATTGCTATGGCATACGAAGTTTTAATTCAAAATGAATCACGTATGAATAAAATTAGTGATGCAGTAGTAGAAAAATTAAATAATGGCGAAACAGTTAGTGACATTCATGAACTAGCAAATATTAGCCAGACTGAATTTATTGAAGATGTAATTGTAAAATTAACTAACCAGGAGAAAAAAATTGTACCTCTTATTCAAAAGCGTTGATGAACGAAAATTAGGCCCAGTCCAAAAAATGGGATATTGGATGGATTTCATGGTTGGATTTATTCCTGACACACATGTTGACATTATTCCTTATGAGCATCTAGCACCTGTGCGTACATTAGAAAATGAAGCCGTTGCAAACGCTTGGTTGTTTATGGATGCATACAGAGGTTTTATTAGTGTACGTTCAGGAACTGATCAAAATGAAGTGTTACAAGTATTATCAAGCGAAGAAGAGCTTGGTGTAAAGACACAGTATAATTTAACTGATACGGATATTTCTAATACTGTTACTTTTATGAAACACATTATGCGACTACGTCTCGATGAGGTTTATGATAAACGCCGTGTACAACAAATGATGCAAGTAAGTACATTAGAATATAGTAGTTGGCCTGAGCAATTAGCAGAAGCACAATCATGGCAAGCAGACAATAGTGCTAGTGTTCCAATGGTTGACGCACTAGCAACTGCACGTGGTATTACTACTAGCGAAATGGTTACAAAGATCATTGATGCAAATGCAGCATACAACACTAAAATTCAAACACTGTTGTCGGCAAAACAAATTGTTGAAACAGAGATTAAAGCCTGCACAACAATTGGCCAATGCTGTTTATTACTACATAATAGATTTGATGTACACATAAGTCTTGCACAAGCTGAGTCCGAAGGTGTTACTTCTGATCCACAATTTAACATTTGACACTTAAAAATTTTCGTGCTATATTATAATTATGTTTAGTATACCTATCAATCAGAAACTTTCTGAGCAACAATTTCATGAATTTGTAGCTTTTTGTCATGAGTATAAAGATTATATCTATGATCTTTATTTTACTTGTCGTATGCCTCCGTTTACACAGGATGCGATGGGTGATATTATTGAAACTCAAGCTGATGCAATTCAAGTTATTGAAACTGCATTACATATTCAAAAAACTACAGGTATAAAAGTAAGTGCAACCTTTAATAACATACAAGTTCAACCAAGTCAGAAAAATTTAGACTTGTTTTTAAATAACTTTAAACAATTGTATGAGGCTGGTGTACGTTGTGTTACAATACCACACACGCATTGGGTTGCAACAAAGCAGATACAAATGCGGTTTCCTGAATTACAAATTAAAAATACAATCTTGAGAAACGTTACTCGAGCAAATGAGATTGCAGAGTTAGCAAAAGCAGGATTTCATTATATTAATCTCGATAGAGATCTAATGCGTGATAGAGATGCGTTAAAGCAATGTCGTCGTGCCGCAGATAAATTTGGTGTAAAGTTAAGTTTACTTGGCAACGAAGGTTGTATAGGCAACTGTGCAATGATGGACGAACACTTCCAATTTAATAATATGCGTGAACAAGGTCCTGCATACTTTTTAGATAGTATTAGTAGAGTAAGTTGTCCTAAATGGGATGTACAAGATCCCAGTGTTCCTCTTAAAACAGCTAACATTCCACCATGGCGTGAAGATTGGGTAGAACTATTAGACTATGTTGATGTATTCAAAATGCATGGTCGTGAAAGCATTACACAAATATATCATAGTATGGACATTATCAAACGCTATGTCCAAAATGAAGAGTTTTTGTTTAATGAGTTTGAAGAGTATCTATCTGAATCAAACTTAGAAGAGCGTCCAATTGACGCTTGGCGGAAAATTATTAAAAACTGTAAGTTTGATTGTTGGGATTGTAATTTTTGTGACAAAGTATATGAAGCACGTAGTGGTAAAAAACTTCCACAAATTGTACATGATGTAGTTAATGAATTAGTAGACAGTGTTGAGTATGTAAACAACTTGGAAATACCAGGATTAACAAGTAAACGAGTACAAAATTTGTTAATGGGATTAGGCAGTAAAGTTAATACGTATTTAGAAGTTGGTAGTGCTATGGGTGCTACTGCGGCGGCTGTTGGTGTGAATGATATTGATATACACTGTGTAGACAACTGGAGTAACACTGTTCAGCCACAACGTAATAATTTTGCATTGCCTAATAATACACTAGATGAATTTAAAAATAACACAGGACATATTAAACAATTGACTGTACATAACTCAGACATGCTTACTGTGGACCGTACCCAATTACCCAAGATTGATATGTTCTTTTATGATGGACCACATGATTTTGAGAGTACAAAATCAGCAGTAGAGTATTATAGTGATGTGTTTAATGATACAACATTATTAATATTTGATGATGCTAACTGGACAGAAGTTGTTAAAGGTGCTGAAGCAGGTGTAGAGAGTTCTGGTCTTGATATTGTTTATAACAGATTACTTTTAAATGAAGTAGAAGATCCACAAATGTGGTGGAATGGGTTATACATTATGGTAGTAAAAAAATGAGACTTTGGAAAGCATATAGTGGACACGTACTAGTAGAGTCAGGTATCGGGTCGCAACCACAACGACATGACATATTACGTCAAGCACATAATTATAAAGAAAATAATCCCAGTAATAGCAACACTAATGACGGATGTTGGCGTGCTGATATTGCATATGAACGTAGTGAATGGTTACAGCAAGCCTTAATAAAACAACTTGAAGAAACAGTTGGATATTATTTAGAAGAAGATCGTGCATTTGCACATATGTTTAAGGGCGGCGATCCTTATATTGAATCTTGGACTAACATAAACGATCCTGGCAGTTTAAATTTATTACACACACATAAGTCATTTAACTTTAGTGCTATATACTATGTACAAGCAAATCATACTGGAGACTTGGTATTCTTAAATCCAGCTAATATGGATTTGAGTGCTAGCTATTTAGGACCTGGTACAAGTAGGATGCATTATAAACCAAATGATGGAGATTTAGTTATGTGGCCAAGTTGGATTCCACATGAAGTAGAAAGAAATGAAAGCAGTATACCACGAGTATGTATTGCATTTAATATTAGGTTTCAATGAGAAAAATAGAATTTTTTAGTACAGTAGATGGGTTAACAGATACCTATCCTGTTTTACACAGCAAGTCAGTAATGCCCGCATGGCTTAAAACAGCACAACAAGAATACAGTCAAATGGACCATTATGATTTTCATATTGCACGTTGCCCTGGTATTGTTGATGTTTTAACCACTGGGTATATTGTAAGGGCTTGGCATGATATTGCAGTACGAAGTGGTCCAAGTAGTTTAGAAACATTTGCGCCAGATATTGCACTAGAACAACTAATAGAAAAACCAGCACTCCAAGTACAGCAAGGAGATAGTATTGCCAAGCATATACCAAAGCGACCATGGAGTAATAAAAGTATACTAAAAATTAACACACCCTGGCACATTATTTCAGACTGTAAATTTATGATGTTACCTATATCATATACTGATCAATTTGAATTTGAAAGTTGTATTGGTATTCTAGACCCTAGTATAAGTAGCGAAATAAACATACAGGGTTATGTAAATGGTGTTGGAGAGTTTACTATTCGTGCAGGCACACCACTGTGTCAACTTGTGCCTATAAGTCAACAAACATATGATTTAGATGTAAGAGATGCAACTGAAAATGATCGTAAATGGATAAAGCGCAGAAAGTACTACAATAGCATTGGTTTTAATTTAAACAAAAATATTGTATCAAAAGCCTATAATAAATTTTTTAAGAGGAAATAATGGAATACTTAGACTTATTTTATAACGGACAGATCTATCTGTTTTTGATTGTATTTGTAATGATGATTGCAGGTATGGTTAAAGATCATGGATTGTTTAAAGACATGTTTTGTTTCTTTGAACAAAACCTTAAGAGTAAAAAGGCAGTTGTTGCTATTGTTAGTGCGTTAACAGGACTACTACCAATCAAAGGTAGAGTTACTGTAAGTGCAGGTATGTTGGAAACACTTGCTCCAGACAAAGGGTGTTGTGGTAGAGAAAAGTTTGGTCCTATTGACTATGTTAGCACACACCATTATTACTTTTGGTCACCATTAGAGAAAACAGTTATCCTTCCAATGGCGGCATTTGGCTTAACTTATGCACAGTTTATGGGAATGATTTGGCCTTTGCTCGCTGTAAGTATTGCATTTATCCTTGCTTACCTAATCTGGGGTGTAAAAGAAAGCGACATTGAAATTGGTGATTGTGGTACTGAAATAAAAGTTAGCCGTATTACACGTTATGTATTTCCTTATATTGCTGGTGTTGGTGCTATTATAGCAGGTATAGATTTCCTTTGGGCGTTTGGTACCCTTACAGTTTATTATATGTTCTGTACTAAAACTTTTGATATTAAGAAATTACTAGGCTATGTAGATTGGAAACTAATTGGCTGGGTAGCTGTTATTATCGTTGCCGCAAACTTTGCTAGAGAGAATACAGACGCAATTAAGACTTATTTAGAAAGTAGTGGACTAGATATTAATACTACGTCAGGGTTTGCACTATTAAGTTTGGCAAGTTTTGCTGGAGCATTTGCACTGGGATCTAGTTCAAGGTTTGGTGCGCTAACAGTTATTATGGCAAGTATCTATGGTATTGAATATTTACCGTGGTTCTTTGCAGTAGACTTTGTTGGATATCTAATTTCACCAATGCATAAGTGTGTAGCAATTGGTATGTTATATTTTGGCACAAAATTAAGATACTATGCTACAATACTTGGATTGTGGGGTGGGCTTGTTATCGCCGCCGCCGCAATGACCTTACTATAGGTATTTTTTAAAAACTATATTGACAAATTTATATAAATATAGTAGTATAGAATGAAATAGGAACGTAAACATGCCATTACCAGCAACAGGTAGTCAGATATCTATAAATCAAGTACAAATACATTATGGTTTTACTAGTGGATCACAACGCAGTTTAAGCCAGCTTGGTCCACAAGTAGGTATATCTGCTGGTAATACAGTTTATTTAAGTGCCAGTTTCGGCGGACAGCCATAAACTCATAGGAGAAAATAATGTCTAAATTTGAATATACAACATTTGTCATGGGCAAATGTTCAACCCCTGCAGCGAAATACACAAAGGTTAATCAGGACCTTGAAGACGCTAATGCTGTGCCGTTCTGGAGAAAGAACCGTGCACAAATTAAAATGTTAAATGAAGTTAAATCTGATCTAGAAACAGAGTATAACACAACTGATTTACAGTTTTCAAATTCAGTTGAACAAATTGAATACTTTGTAGAACGTTTAGCAAAACGTAGTGCTATTGAATTACTGGCAACTGGAAAAGTATCTTCTGAAACAATGGAAGATATGACCTGTTTGGGATCCGACTATTTTAGTGACTGTGTGCGTAAAGCTACAGTTATTGCAAGTCAACTTAACAACGAAGTACAAGCTGCTGAAAAAACAGTACAGCAAGATGACGTTGTTCCAAAAAATATGATGTAATATGCTTGGTATATGTGTTCCTGTACGAGATACAGTACATACTAATTTTGCCTATTGTTTAGTACAGTTAACTTCATATCTTACCAAAAACAATATAAAGTTTAATTTGTATTTTGAGAATGGTAGTTTAATTGCTGATCAGAGATATAGGCTTGCTAGTTTAGCAGTGCAAGAAAGATGTACAGAAATACTATGGCTTGACAGTGATATGGTATTTCCTGCAAGTATCTATAAGTCATTATCTAATCATAATAAAGATGCAGTTGCATGTACATATAGTACTAGAACAAAACCATATCGTAATGTTGCATTTGTGTCTAATGATTTAACAGCAACCGCAATGCATACATCAGGTTTGCATGAAGTATATGCTGTAGGCATGGGTATTATGTTAACAAAGGCAGAAGTTTTTAACAACATGCCACGGCCCTGGTTTAATACATATTGGGATTATCAAACTGAGTCATTTAGTGGAGAAGATATTTACTTTTGTAATCAGCTTCATAATTATGATTACAATCTATATGTTGATTTTGATTTGAGTGCTAATTGTGGACATATTGGAAGTACAACGATTAAAGTGGAAAATATTAATGTTTAACAACTCTTCATTGAATACGTTTAGTTATACTAAATCTAAATGGAAACGATATCCAATTATTGAAACATTAGAGATGGACGATTACTCAGTAGTTGAAAAATATAAGTCTGAATATCCGTATGTATGGATTAAACACAAAGAGCATGACATTTTAGAAACATTTAATTGGAACTATACTCCGAATGATGACACTGCTAACCAAATACATATTTTTCCGTTATGCAATGAATTAGGAAAGCGCCCAATCGATTGGCAAGTACTAAAACTTGTTCCTACTACAGTTAATTCAAGCACTGCTGAACACAAAAGCCCAAACATTGCATCATACCAAAAAAATATAACTCCAATATATTTTTATTCCTTTAAAAACAGAACTGCGGTAAAGAAATTTAAACAACGTATGGAATTTTTTGACCATACACATTGTCATTTAATAAATGATAAAGAATCATTTGATGAAGTTCTTTATTCAATTGTGGCTAATGTTAATATAGCTCAGCCAATTTGGTTGGTTAATCTAGATGTTAATATAGAAAACTTAGATATGCTATCGCCCAAGTATGCTAATAATTTAATGTACGCATTTGGTGCTGATATTTTTCTTTTTGATGTAATGCACAAGAGTACTAATCAATGTTATGCAGACACCTCAGTGGCATTAATTAATCCAGGGTTTTTAGCAAAGCTATCAAACAATGTTTTAAAATCTAAAACTAGCACAGAATCAACTCTGGCATCAGCTGTAGTTAACCCTATCCATAAACAAATTGGTTATCTAGATGATGTTACTGATCCATACCGTGCTTGGGCTAATGCATATCTCACATGCTTAATGCTTAATAACACCAAATTGCCACACTTAAAAAAACAAAAAAATAAAATTTTAAGTACATATCTTGAATTGTCAGACACTAATGTAAACAGGTACGTCACCGCAGGGTTACAGCAAGCGTCAAAAGATCAAGAACTTGACACATTTAATTTTAATGAGTATACAATTTGGTCAAATATTTTTAAGAGATTTACTGAATGGAATAACACTAGTTCAACTCAAACACCCAAATTACTAGATAGGCGTAGATCTCAAGTTAAAAAAGTTTATGGAGAAAATAGTGACCAATATCAGAAGCTATCAAGCCAATTGGGTAAGTCTTCTTTATAGCGTTGTCTTTCCCATATAGAAACTATCTTATCAACCATATCTACTTTGCTTAAAACTACACGAGCACCACGATGTAGTGGCTTGGGCCAAGCATTTATCTCTACCCACGCATAGCCAGCTGTTTCATTATTAGTAACTGGAATAAATTCTTCAAAAACAGTAACACAATATGTATGATATGTAAATTTTTTATCATCACTTACAAATGTGTGTATGGGATATACTTTTTCTATATCAGGCAAGTCTCCCATTTCTTCTCGACACTCACGCAATAGTGTCTCTATAGGACGTTCTTTCTTTTCACTTTTTCCTCCCCAGAAACTCCAAGTAAGTGGATGACTTACTGTCTTACTACGTTGCTGTAGCATTAATCTTCCTGTATTGAGAGATAAAAAACAACAACCACTAGCTGTTAGCATTATAGATATATTCTCCAAAAACCACTATTATAGGTGCCTTCATATGCATTTATCCACTGTGAACCATTCCATTTTAATTTATCCATAGTAACTGTGTTAGTAGTATAATTTAACGTTGCATTACTGCTGGCATCAAAATCAACACTCCATATAGTACCATTATACTGAATAATGTCGTTCTTCTTAGCAGATATAGTGCCCCACTCGCCACCACTAGGTACTTCGTCAAGAACAAGATATCTATCTCCATTAGTGGCCGCAGTTAATGTACCATCACCTGGATAACTACTTTGTGGATTTATAACTGCATCAACTGCGGTTTGAGTATCTGCAGGTATAGTATTAGTGTCTAATGTTACAGTAAGTGTGTCAATTGAACTGTCACCAGTAAGCCTACCAATAATATCAGTGGTCATATCACTAGGATCGTCTGTTTGTTTAAATCTAATTTGGCTTACACTGTCTCTAAGTTCAGCACCATATTGTTTAAAGATAGTTTCCCAATTCAATCCAGCTTCAACAGCACCATTTTTTCCTAATATTTGAGCAGTAGCTTCGCCATTCGCATTAACAGAAAGTTTTACTTTGTTATCAACTGCTACTACTGTGTAGCTAGTTGTGATAGCATTAATGTCATTGAGCACCTTAATACTGTCAGCATCACCAGTAGCAACTTCATGTAAGTTAGTAATAATAGTATGAATCATACTACTCTTGTTTACTCTAGCTGGCGGATTAATTAAGATTGGCATTTCAAAAATTAAACTACTAATGTCAATAATATCATCAACACCACTTGGAATACCACGGTTAGTCCATTGTGTATTAATAAGTTCAACAACACTTAAACTGCTCCAATCCAATGGATTGTTAGTTGTATGTATATTGAGACTTGGATTGAATAATACTAGTATTTGTTCTAGCATTTGCATTTTTTGATCTGTATTACTAGTCCATAGATCAGTTTGCATTCTTAACGTATAAGGTACTGGCATGTGACGTTCTAATGTATACACACTGCCTTGGCGATTTTCATAACTGTTAGTATCAGTATTATACTCTTTTTCAATAACAGTCATTTTCTCTTCAAATTGAGGAAACACTCGCTTGTTTACATCTGGTTGTAAATCAGTAACATAACAACTAATAAAAGGCACAGTGCTTAATGTGTTTTCACTGTTTTCTCTTTGTATATGTGCGGCCATACGATTAATATCACCATAACGAACTGGCGTTGTGTGATATATTGGTTCTCCCTGGTCAGTGTATCCTTTAACATACTGAAAGCCAGCAAACAATCTAATAAACTGCTGAATATAGCGTCTAAATTGTTTGTCATAAAAATATGGTACAGCGGTTATATTTGTCATATTACTATTTACCCACGCCTACGTGTTCTAGTTCTAGGATATATTACTCCTGTTGTAGGCTTAGTGTTTACGTCTTTGTTGTATGTGTTGAATGCCATGTTACCTGATGTCGCTCTGTGATTCTTCCACAGTGCTATTCTATCAATGTCTGAACCGTCTAGGCTTACTCTTGTGTCGGTGGTTGCAGTTATGCCTCCTGCTGTGTCTGCCATTAATCCTGTGACAGCATTGTTTTGTAAATATGTTCTTGCCTGTGACTGTGTGAGTGTAGGATATATTTCTGCTAAACAAGCCAACATACCTGTTACGAACGGCGCACTATAACTTGTTCCTGATCCAGACTGTACTGTGTCCCAGTTTGGTGTATTTGCTTCCTGTCCTGGATACGGAACACCAAAAGCAATGGCACCTGACTCTCCTGCTCCAAAGACACCAACACCTGCGGCATATACATCTACACCAGGACCCCAACTGCTAAAGTCTGCTTTGCCGTTATCTGCTTTAGTGCCTAACGCACCTACACTGATAGCACCGTTGAATGAATAGGTGTCGCCACGATGGTAATAATCTCTGAATGGATAATAACCTCCAAAGAAGTAGTTCCGGTTTGCATAAGCGGCTTCACTAACAATGTAGTTGTCCCAGTTGTCGCCACCAGGCAAATCAATGTATCTGTTGTCGTTGCCGCCTGACGATACCACAATGATACCTTCTGTTATAGCATCTTGCTGATCACTATTAGGTGCTGGAGCATTTACAGTAAAAGTTTGATCGCTGGTCCAGTCTTTGTCACCTGGGCCAATGCCTCTTGCTGTTAGTTCTGCTTCTGATAGATCATTGCCTGTGCCGTTGTCTAAAGTTACACCCTGGAAGTGGATTAAAGCGGCACCGCCACCTATCAAATTTTCTGTCCCCAAACTCACATTCACAATGGTAGGATTCTTCCTGCCTGTTGCTGGATTCACTGCTTTGGTTCTGTGGAACTCTCTGATGTAGGCAAAGGTTCTATCTGTACTGCCACCGCCTGACTTTGAGCGTTCGTAAACTTTGTCAAACATATAGATGTTGGCATCGTTAGCAAGTCCATATAGTGTGCCTGCCGCATAACTTGTGACTGCCGTGGGATGATTATCTTCTGCTGAATAGTTATCACGAGCGTCTGCGTTGCTGTATGTGTAGTTTGTTCCACCATCAATTGTGTTGTAGTGTTGACCCCAGTTATAGTCTACTACTCTACTTGAATAATCTGCGTGGTCGCTAAATGTGTTTACTTCAACAATAACAATGTCTACATTTTTACCACTTGCTGAATATGTTACACTGTCATCAACATACCTGTCTGTTAGACTTGCGGCTGTTGATGACCAATTGGTTCTATTTGTGGTTTCAATGTGTCTTACCATGCCCCAATTTTTATGGTCAACAGTATACCTGATTCCTGTTGTGCCATTTGCTTTTGTGAATGCCGCCGTGCCGCTTGGGACACCTTTGTCAAATCTACCGGTGAAAGTACTTGCTGGTTTATCTACAATTCTGTCCAAAACACTCTGTGGCACAACTACTTCTACTCTGTCGTCATCAGCTACTTCTTGTGCTTCTTCTAAGGTAAGCATATAGCCTGTGGTTCTTGAAGTTGGGCGTCTTGCGGCACACTCTACTTTACGATCCGGAATAGTTAGAGCACCACCTGGTGTTTCCATATCCTCATAGAAAGCAGTAATGTCTTCACCA